GAGGGCGTTTATTTTGCTTTCCCGAAAATGATGCCAGTTTTTTTAGGAGGATTGATATGGCGATGACACCAGAAGCGAAGGTAAAGAAAACTGTAGTTAAACACCTTAAGGCTATGGGAGCGTATTACTTCTATCCAGTTACAGGTGGTTATGGCAGTAGCGGTGTGCCTGACATAGTTGGGTGCTTTCAAGGGAAGTTCTTTGGCTTCGAATGTAAAGCAGGTAAGAATAAACCTACACCATTACAGGAAAAGAACTTAAGAGATATAGACGCACAGCGTGGAATCGCTATAGTTGTTAATGAAGAGAATATGAATGACGTTGAAGTATTACTAAGCGGTGAGAGGTAATGACGTATATGGGGGCTTTGTATTTTGTGCCCTTGATATCCACCGCAACAAGAGCCGTCCTCCGAAGTTCCATACGGTGATCTTGTCGGGTAAGGCACGATAAGCTTAGTCCTCCCATCACAGTGGGAGGCACAAGGAGACGTTATGGATTGTCAATGGATTTAAATCTTTATTATAATCCTGAGCAGGAAATGATATGGGAGGCACATGAGGAGATGTTATGGAGTGTGAGTGGTGTCTAAACGACACAGTAGAAAAGACAGGTGAATGGAGACGCATAGGGCGTAAGACTAGAAGTTATTATCATTGCCACACATGCAATTTTAGATGGAGTATTCAAAACGGTATACAGAGAGGGCGGTCATTACCTGTAGCAGGATTTGTAAATCATGTAGGTTACTACCCTTGGGATAAAGAGACATGGGAGTTTGATATGAACGAGGAGGAGCGATGGAACTAACCCCTGCACAACAAGAGGAACTGACGTTCTTACGTAAACAGGTAGATAACTACGAACGCCAAGCGGATGAAAATCGTACTATGATAGGAGACACAATGTACAACGCCGCACAAGTAGAGTTAAAAAAATTTGTAGAAGGGCTGAGATTAAAAGGCTACAATATTTAGGGAGAGAGAAATGAGAAAGCGGAAAGTAGAAGAAAAAGTATTTGGGTACTTGTTAGATAACCCATTGGCTACGGCAGATGAGATCACCAAGGCGGTTGGTTGTTCATATAGTTACGCAAGTAAAACATTAAATCGCGTAGGCACACCAAAAGAAGTTTTCGTGAAAGAACAGTTCAAGAAAGAAGCTAACCGAAGTGTTTTACTTGATGAAGCATCGCGCCTAACGTCTGGCGAGCGGAACAAAGATTATGGTGACCCTGTGGAGAACATGACCCATATAGCAAATATATTTAATGCTATGACAGGGCATAAAATAAAACCCTCAGAAGTGCCTATGTTTCACATCGCTACAAAGTTAGCGCGTAAGAAAGAAAGCCCCCTTAAGAGAGATCACTACGTAGACATTATGGCTTACGTTGGTATTGCCTATGAGTGTGAAGTGGAGGAAGAGTGATGAATTGTTGGCACTGTAGAACGGAGTTAATTTGGGGTGGCGATCACGATATAGATGAAGAAGAGGGTGTTTGGTGTATGGTAACTAATTTAAGTTGTCCTAACTGCAACGCACACGTAGACGTATATTTACCGAAAGAAGATAACGTGGGGGAAGAGTAATGGATCTAATCACACTGGACTTCGAAACCTTCTATGACAAGGAAACATCTTTACGTAAGATGACGACTGAAGAATACATACGTGACCCCAACTTTGAAGTGATTGGGGTTGGTATCAAAGTTAACAATCAAGAAACGGAGTGGGCGAGTGGAACACATGAACAACTCAAGAGTTACTTACACACCTTTGATTGGGCGAAGTCTATGGTACTCGCTCACAATACTATGTTCGATGGTGCTATTCTTAATTGGCATTACAATATTTATCCTCGCGTGTATACCGATACTCTGTGTATCTCCCGCGCTCTTCACGGGGTGGAAACTTCTAGTAGTCTCAAGGCGTTGGCTGAGAGGTATCAGATCGGAGTTAAAGGAGACGAGGTACTCAACACCCTTGGAAAGAAAAGGAAAGATTTCTCGGAAGAAGAACTAAGTAGGTTTGGTGACTACTGTATTAATGACGTAGACCTGACGTACAAACTCTTCTCTATTATGGTTAAGGGGTTTCCAAAGGATGAACTCAAGCTGATAGACCGTACATTGCGTATGTTTATTGAGCCTATCTTAGACCTTGATTTGAATCTGTTAGAACAACATCTTATGGAAACACGTTCTCGTAAAGATACTTTGTTGACCAACGCAGGCGTAGACAAAGCTGATTTGATGTCAAACCCTAAGTTCGCTGAACTACTTGAAGGGTTAGGCGTGAAACCGCCTATGAAGATTAGTCCGACTACAGGTAAAGAGACGTTTGCCTTTGCTAAGTCTGACGAAGGGTTCAAAGCACTTGAAGAACATGAGAACGAGAAGGTACAACTTCTTGTAGCGGCGCGTCTCGGTAACAAAAGTACATTGGAAGAGACACGGACACAGAGGTTCATTGATATATCTAAGCGTGGCCTGTTGCCTGTACCTGTAAGATACTACGCGGCACACACTGGACGGTGGGGTGGCGACGACAAGATTAATCTGCAAAACCTACCAAGTCGTGGACGCGATGGGAAGAAACTCAAGCGTAGCATCATTGCGCCAGAAGGGTGTTCTCTTATTGATTGTGATTCATCACAGATTGAAGCGAGGGTGTTGGCTTGGCTTGCCGAGCAAGATGACCTGACCCAATCATTCAACGCAGGAGAAGATGTTTACAAGAAGATGGCTTCACGCATCTACGGAGTCCCCGAAGAAGATGTTGATAGAAATCAAAGGTTTGTGGGTAAGACTACAATTCTTGGTGCAGGTTATGGTATGGGTGCGGTGAAGTTCCAAGCACAGTTACAGACGTTTGGTTTTGACATGGAACTTGATGAAGCACGGCGTGTTATTAGTATCTACAGAGAAGCGAATTGGAAGATAAATCAATTATGGCGCGATGCTCAGAACATGCTCACAGGTCTATCTAACAGAGATAACATTCAGTTTGGGCTAGATGGTGTACTCAAGGTGGTTGACGGTGCGGTACTATTACCATCAGGACTGAAGCTGAGGTATGATGATCTACAGTTTACACAGACAGATAAGGGTGTAGAGTTTGACTACAAAACAAGGCGTGGTCGCACCAGAATATATGGCGGTAAAGTGATCGAGAACGTATGCCAAGCGATAGCGCGTTGCATTATTGGCGAACAAATGCTACAAATAGCTAAGAAATATCGTGTCGTACTGACGGTACATGACTCGATTGTATGCTGTGTAAAGGACGATGTATTGGAAGAAGCGCAAGAGTATATTGAGAAATGTATGCGTTGGACACCTCATTGGGCAGACGGCCTACCTATCAACTGCGAGAGCGGTACAGGCAAATCATACGGAGATTGTGAATGACACGAAGACTTGAAGAAGATGGGTACAATGTAGTTATGGGTGTGGGTAAACAATTAGTAGGGGTTAAGAATGATTTTCTATGTTGCCCTGAGTGCGAGTCAATACAACTATATATGGGTACAACGCCTTTTGAAATAGTACAAAATACACATAGTGTTGTTATTCAACTTACTTGCAATGAGTGTTCAACGAAATCAGAACTTGCATTATTTAATGACCATGTTGGGCTTGATAAACTTGTTACACGTATAAATTGGGTACAGAAAACAACTCCCTACGTGATGACTACTCACGACAAGTTAAGTCAGCTTTCCCTAACGGGGGTTAGCAGTGAATTAAGGGCATACGCAGATAAATATGATCTATGGGATTATGAAGCAGGTGAACCTTTACCCGAAGGTGTACCACCTTTTAAAAAAGAAGATTATAGAGAGATCAAAGAAACTAACGTGGTAAGTATAAGAGACGAAGAGCAAAGATGAGTATAGCACCGTGGTCATTTAGTAAGATTAAGGCGTTCGAGCAATGCCCCAAACAATTTTACCATATGAAGATAGCTAAAGATTACCCCGAACCACAAACAGATGCCATGCGGTATGGTACTGAAGCCCATCTTGTGGCTGAAGAATATATAAGAGATGGGAAACCAGTGCCTAGTAAGTTCTCCTACATGGAGGGCGCCCTGGAGTCACTTAACAAAAGACGTGGTAAGAAGTTAACAGAAATAAAGATGGGGTTGACCAGAGAGCTAAAGCCTTGTGGCTTCATGTCTAAAAACGTTTGGTGGAGAGGTATAGCTGATCTCGTAATTGTTGATGATAGTAAGGCGTGGGTCGTGGACTACAAGACAGGTAAGTCTTCCGCTTACGCAGACAAAGGGCAATTAGAACTGATGGCACTCGCTACGTTTAAGTATTTCCCAGAAATAAAACAGGTGAACGCCGCATTATTGTTTGTCAAAATAAATAATATCGTTAAAGATAAGTACACCGAAGATATGATTCCTTCTCTATGGGAGAAATGGATGTCTAACTACAAGCGTATGGAGATAGCATACGAGAACGATACTTGGAACGCCCACCCTAGTGGGTTATGCAAAAGACACTGCGCTGTAATAGAGTGCGTATACAACGGGAGTAACTGATGCCATATACTAAATCACCTAGACCCTACAAGAAAGAATACAAAAAACAAAAGGAACGTGGGGAACACCCAGATAGAATGGAACGGCAACGTGCCAGACGTGCTTACGACAAGAAAAAAATAAACCGCAAAGGTAAAGATGTAAGTCACAATAAGATGTTAAGTAAGGGGGGCAGTAACAAAGACGGCACTAGACTGGAAAGCCCTTCAAAGAACCGTGCAAGAAACGGACAGAAGAAAAAGAAAAAATAAAATATACTGGAGAGTATTTTGAAGATTATTGACAACAAAGCTTTGTTGCTTAGAGTACGTGACCCTAACAGAGTTACAGCCCTCATACCAAAGAGCCAACAATTACCAGACAATAAGGTATTAGTTAACTGGGGTCTTACTGAAGCAAGGCGCCTAAAGACGTTAAATATAAAAGCACCGTCACCCATTGAGGGTAGGTATAAGTGGACAGGCAAACACGCGCCGTTTGACCATCAAAAAACAACCGCAGGGTTCTTGACGATGAACAAGAAAGCTTTTTGTTTTAATGAGCAAGGTACAGGCAAGACGGCTAGCGCGATATGGGCGTCGGACTATTTGCTACAACAAAAACTAATAAAACGTGTATTGGTTATCTGCCCGCTGTCAATCATGGATAGCGCATGGCGTGATGACTTGTTTACCTTTGCTACCCACAGGACAGTATCCGTGGCTCACGGTGCGGCGGCAAAACGTAAAAAAATTATTGGAGAAGGGTCTGAATATGTAATTATCAACTATGATGGTGTCGCTATTGTAGCTGATGAGATAAAGAAAGGTGGCTTTGACTTAGTCGTTGTAGATGAGGCAACA